ACATTGACGGTGATGTTGCGCAGTTGTGTAATCCGTATCGTTTGTTGCGGACTGGTGCATAGTGGCTATAAGTGATTTGAGGCAGGGGCTTGTAGATAATCTGCAAACTATCCCTAATCTGCGTGTCTATGCGACTTTGCCTGATGTTGTGAACCCTCCTGCCGCTTTGATTACTTTAGATAAGATCACCTATAACCGGCAGATGCAGTCGGGGATGAGTGAATACGATTTTAAGGTTTCTGTCGTGTTGGGGCGTGTTAGTGAGCGTGTTGCGCAACAGAATTTAGATTTGCTGGTTGCCCCTTCAGGTGACTCAGTGAAGGCTGCTATTGAAAGCGATAAGACTTTAGGTGGGAACGCGTTTGATGTGTTTGTGCCTGAACTGTCGGCTTACGGAGCAGTGAACATCAACGGTATAGACTATTTGAGTGCCGAGTTTTCGGTTCAAGTTTTCGCAAGATAAGGAAAATTTATGGCGATTTTTGTTGCAACAGATTTCAATGTGAGCATCAACGGTTCAACTGCTTTGGCTTCGTATCTAACGCAGGTTGAGTTGAAGGCTACTGCTACGGATGTTACGACTACTGCTTTTGGTTCAACTTGGGTTACTAGAGTTGCAGGGCTAAAAGAGGGTTCTCTAACATTGACTTTCAATCAGGATTACGCTGCTTCTACGGTTGATGCGACTTTGTGGCCTCTGCTTGGTTCTCAGGCTACGGTTGTTATCAAACCTACCTCTAGCGCAGTTGGAACTTCTAACCCTGCCTACACTGCTATTTGTGTTGTCACTGATCTAACACCAGTATCAGGTCAGGTCGGGGACTTAGCTACCTTCTCAGTTACTTGGCCTACTACCGGCACAGTTAGCAGGGCTACCGCCTAATGAATCAAATTACCCTACGCATTCATTTGACTGATGGCACAGTGTTAGAACTTGACACTAAAGCTAGCGACATAATCAAATGGGAAACCTATTTTGATTTGAGCATAGACAAACTTGAGAAGTTTACTCATCTGCTTTATCTTGCATGGTTGACTGCTACACGCAACAGTAAGACTTCTAGCGAGTTTGAGGTTTGGTGTGACCTTGTAAAAAGTGTTGAGGTGGATGACCCAAAAGGATAAAGGCTTTAGGGGTTGACTCTCATCATTGGTTGATAGCGAACCTGGCTGTTGCTACTGGTATTGCTCCTAGCGTGTTGCTTCAGGAAACTGATCGTATGTTGAACACGATGTTATTTGCAATCAAATATCAGCGAGGAGAATAAATTGGCTATCGGTAGTTACGCTAGGCGTAGGCTCGCTTCGCAGCAAGACCCTAATGTCATTTTTGATGTCAAACCAATTCTCAAGTCTATGAATCAGCTTGAACCTGGTTTCAAGAATCGCATGATAAAAGACATGAAGGTTATTACTAAGCCTGCTGTCACTGAAATCAAAAGTGTTGTCCCTAAAACCTCGCCTTTATCTGGTATGAGCAATAGTCGTGTTCCTCGTTATGACGGTGGCATGAACAGCACTGATGGGCGTTTGAACTGGGAGGCAGGTGTTTGGAAGGGTAAGCGTATCGCTCCCGATAATGTTATTCCTCGTTTTAGTGCTAGCCGATCACTTAGAACTAATGTGACTTCACTGTTTGCTATTTGGTTGCGTTCACCAGGCCCCGCCATGTTGTCAACTGCCGGTAGGGGTTCAGGTATAAGTCGTTCACCTAGAACTAGGGAATATCCGTATAAGGGTGGTATGCGTAGGCATCGCAATAATGGTCAAGGTCAAGTTTTGATTCGTAGAGTGCGTGAACTAGGTTTATACAACTTTTTTTATAAGGCTGGAGATAAGCGTAGGCGCGATATGGAGCGGGAAGTAAGATTAGTTTGGGATAAATATACAACTGATTTCAACAAGAAATGGGGCTAAATGTCCGCGATTCTAAAGATACTATCTAAGTTTGATGACTCTGGTATTAAGAAGGCTAAGTCTAGTTTTGGTGGGTTAAAGACTGCTTTAGGGGCTGTTGGTATTGGTTTTGGTTTGAAAGCTATTACTGATGGTTTGATGGATGCGGCTAAAGCTGCCTCAGCAGATCAAAAGAGTATTCAGTTGTTGAATAATCAGTTGAGGCGTAACGCTAATGCGACTGAAGCGCAGGTCAAAGCTAACGATAAGTTTATTGACCGTTTGGCGATTCAAACAGGCATTGTTGATGATGAGTTGCGACCTGCTATGGGTCAACTTGTTCGTGCTACTGGTGATGTGTCTAAGGCGCAAAAACTTTTAGGTTTGGCGTTGGATGCTAGCGCAGCAACAGGTAGACCATTAAACACTGTCACTAGGGCTTTATCTAACGCGTTTGTAGGTAATAGAACACAGTTGACACGCTTGTTCCCTGCGTTGAAAGAGTCTAAAGATTTGTTTGGTGATTTGGAAAAGCAGGTTGGTGGGACTGCTGCGGCTCAAGCCTCACCGTTTGGAAAGCTAAATAATGCTTTGGAAACTTTGCAGGAAAAACTTGGTTCTATCATTTTGCCTTATGTGGAACAGTTTGTCACTGAGTTTATTAAGCCTGGTGGTGTTGGTGATCAAATAGGCAAGTTCCTTGATGATGTGTCTAACCCTAATACTGAGGTTGGTAAAACTTTTGTTCAGGTGAAAGAGGCTATTGCTGGTGCGGTTGGTGCGGTGCGCGAGTTTTTTGCGTTCTTTGGTGATGGTGATGCGGTCAAGGGTTTCGGCAATGTTGCTAAAAGTTTAGTTTCTATGCTTCCTGCTTTGCTTGCGCTCAAAGGTATTATGGTGCTTGCTTCTGCCGGTAAGAGTATCGCTAATTTGGCTAAGGCTATTGGTTTGATGACTGGTGCTAAGGCTGCTGGTGATGGTGGGGTTATTGCTGGTGGTAAGGCGGGTGTTGGTCGTTTAGCTTTAGCGGGTGTTGCTAGCGTTGCTATTACTAGCCAGATGGCTACTTTGGCGGCAACTAACATGGCTCAAGGCACTATTGATGCTGGTTTGAAGGCTAAGGGTTTGACAGCTAATTTGGCTACTGGCAGTTTTAGTGGTGGGCAAGCGATGGTTATTCCTTATCAGGCTGGCACTAAGGATTTGCGTGAGGCGTTGTTTGGTATTAAGCGTAGTCCGCAGGTTGTTGTGAATGTGCAGAGTGCTGATCCTAAAGCGGTTGTTGATGCGGTGTCTAAGTATGTGAAGCAGAATGGGGCTGTTCCTGGTGCTTGGTCGTTATCTGGTAGGCCTTAGTTATGGCGTTGCCTACTTATACTGTTGAACTTAGTTTTGGTTCTAGCGGTTATGTTGATGTTACTCAGTATGTTCAAAACATTAGTTTTAGTCGCGGTATCTCTAGAGTTTTAGAGGACTATTCGGCAGGTTCACTGTCCATAACTTTTGTAAACAATAGTCGTATCTTTGACCCGCTAAACACTAGCTCCCCGCTTTACTATACGACTGGTGGCTATACGATTGTTCAACCTGGTGGCAGGGTTCGTGTCAAGGCGAATACGATTACTAGGTTTATTGGGTTTATTCAGGATTGGCAATTCAGTTACGATAACGCTGGTTTTGACGGTAAAGCTACTTTACTTGCTTTGGATGAGATGTATCGGGTGTCTAACGCGGTGTTTACTGGTGGGCAGGCTTGGCGTGTAGAGGCTACTAGTGACCGTATGAAAACTGTTTTTCAATACAACGATTTTGGTGCAGCCGAATATGCTGGCGTGCAATCTGGGCAAACGATGCTTGGTTATGATGATTGGCAGGCTGGCGATAGTGTGCTTGCTTATCTGCAACAGGTCGCTAGAAGTGAACCAGGCGATTTTTACAGCAACGCTTCAGCAGTAATGGTGTTTAAGGATCGTAGTTTCACTGATTACACTTGGGCGAATAGCCTTAGATATAATTTTGCTGCTTATCCTGCTACCGCAACAAATAATACTGAAGTTGCTGATGGAACTGCTTCAGGCTATTACCTTTGGAACATTGGGGCTGCTACTACTGCGGTTGCTTCTAGATTTGGTGGAACTGTCTATCGTGGAGCTACGGTGAATGCTCCTGACCCTGCTGATCAGGCAGTAGGTTTCACTTACACTAATTTTAATAATGATCGTTATAACGCTGAAACTAGCATGGTGTTTAGTGCTTATTTGCGTGGGGCGGTGAATCCTTATGAAGCGTTTTTTGCTTTCCTAGACACTAACGGAAACACTATGGATACAGGCTTTGCGACTGTAACTTCGCCTTCTTCTACTGCGTGGGTGCGTGTAGGGGGAAC